ATTCATTTGTATTTTTTTTTTAATTATTATTAATATCACTGTCAATCGTTGATAAGATTCATAATAATGGAAATCAATAGAAATAACGTATTACCTATTTTAATAAATAGCTTTCATATGACATCTTGGATTGGAATGCCTTTATTTATCACAGGGCTTTTGTTTTTTAATGTGTGTAGGTTGTTTTGTTGAATGATATGATTGATGCTTTCGTATAAAAATTGAGGTTTATTTATTAAATGTCCTATCCAGATTAGCCATTAGGTCAGTATCAGGGTTAAGAACAAATATTTCATTATTTATTGGTTGAAAAACAATGAAATATATTGAATAGTAGATGGATGTATACATAGATTAGTATTTTCTTCTATTTACATTCTTTTATTACTAATTCTTATATTGCTAATTCTTTTATTACTAATTCGTTTATTACTAATTCGTTTATTACTTCTTCGTTTATTACTTTGTCTTTTATTACTAATTCTTTTATTACTTCTTCTTTTATTATAACCACCCATATTAGATGATGGTTCTTCTTCTTCGTCTACTTGTAATACTACACCTGGTCCGTAGGTTTGTAAGTTTTCACTACGGTCTAATCTTCTTGTATTAAAATTAATTGCAATATTACCTAATTTATACTTTGCTCTTAAATAATCTATTAATTCTCCAATAGATGTAGTTTTTTTTAATTTTATTCGGATTTGTGGTATTTTATGATGTTGAAGTAGTGCTGCGCAAAATTCACCAGGTTGTGAGGTAATAGAATTTCTCTCAAATTCTTCAATAGTTATATTATCTTTTAAATGTTGTAGTTGTGCTACTAGGTCTTGAAAACGTCGTTGTTGCACTAATAGTTCAGCTTCAGCATCCTTAACCCTATCCTCCGCTAGCGATTGAGAATATGCAAGTTCAGAGTTATTTCTAATTTTGGCATTATCATCAGTATTAGCATCAAATTCTCTATTATATCTAGCAGTAGCAGCATCCGCATTAAAACGTGCGGTTTGAGCATCATCATACGCAAAATCTCGAGCATTTCTAGCTTCCTCAATAGCCGCTTCCAAAGAAGGAATGTCAGTCGGAGGGACATAAGCTCGAGCAAAATCAGCAGCATGAGCATGAGAAGCATAGGGATGAACATTAGGAGGAGCATGAGAAGGAGCATGTGGAGGAGCATGAGAAGGAGCACGAGGAGGAGCATGAGAAGGAGCATGAGAAGGAGGAGACACCGAAACAGGAGGAGCACGAGGAGGAGGAGCATGAGAAGGAGCATGAGAAGGAGCATGAGAAGGAGCATGAGAAGGAGCATGAGAAGGAGGAGACACAGAAGGAGGAGACATATTCGAAGAGGAAGAATTTTCCTCATTATGTGGATCATATAACAAATCGGATATACCAATAACTGCACCTAGGAGTGTTTTTTCTTGTAGATATTGTCTATATTGTAATAGAGAAATGTGTTTATCTAATAATTGTTGTTTTATCTCACGAATATCTTCTTCTAAGGTTTCCCTAATAATTCTAGTTCCTGGACTTTCTGCTTCTTCTCCATTACTAGCAGCAGCAGATGATGGCGATGGGAAATATTGAAAATGTACACTATCGGGTCTTAAGAGCTCTTGTTCAACTAACAAATTTAGTCCCTCTAAATAATCATCTCTACTTATATAATTATTACGTAAAAATTCCTTTAAAGCTTCAATTCGTGGTTGTATTATTTCTTCTAATGCTAACCAATTAGGTTCATCATTGCTAGGAGCTGGAACTGGAGCAGGTGTATCACGACGGCCATTTTCAGGACTAAGCATCCTTAATGAAGGTAATATACTTGGAGCTGGAGCTGGAGCTGGAGCCGGAGCCGGAGCTGGAGCAGGAGCTTCTGGCAATACCCAAGTTACATCATGACTAGTGCGGTGTTCATAATAAACATGTTGATACTCCACATCCCATTTTATAATATATTCAGCTGGCACCCAATACGTTTCACCTAAGGGATCTTCATAGTAGTGCATTTGGTATTCGTCAGACCACTGTTTTTTCATTCCGAATTCCTGATTACTCATTTTTAAATATATTATATAATTATAAAATAAATATCGATATATAATAAATATTTACACAAAAATTAGTTTAAATAAAAATTAATCATTCCCATTAAATATCAATTTATTGAAATATATATTAAAATGGGAATATTTCGTAAAATCCATTAATTTATATTGAACAGTATAATATGTCATCATTGATTCATATTGTTTTATATCCATTGTAAGTATTGGAATGATAGGATGTTCAATTAAAGAATTTGCTGATACTTGTAATATTTTTGATAATAATTTAATTGTGCAAAAAATTATTATATCACTAATGGTAATACTATGTTGAAAGGGGTCAGGTTGAACAAACCAAAATATAACTTGAATACATAAATCAATAAAAAATAATTTATTAAAAGATAATTTTTTATCAGAACTAATAGTTATATTTTTTATTTCATGTTCTAATTGTAAATAGATATATGATATTATTATTGAAATAGGATAAAAATCTATATTTATATCTGTTAAATACTCATAAAATTTAGTATTTATTACTGAATAATTTAAAGTATTATCTAATATATTTTCAAAATTAGGCAAATCTTCTGAAGTTATTTGTTGATATAAACTGATATTAAACGATGTAGTTATCATGTCATGAGTAATTTTAGGTATACTTTTAGGTAAAATAACTTCTCTAGAACCAGAAGAAAAATATTTATTAGTTAGTATTATACCATTGATAATTGTATCTATTCCATAAAAATTCTGACTAACATTTCTTTGGTTAAATTTATATAATAACCAATTCATTAATTGGTTATATTCCATAATATCGGCAGTTATTGGAATAATAGGACAAATCATATCCTTATAATTATTATACATTTGTTCAAAATAACATAATTCAAGATTTTTTAATCTATATGAATTTTCAGTATATTCCGTGTGATAAATTAATCCATTGATACCTCCAGCCATACCGACTACAGAACGATCTATTTCTAAATTTTCTATAGGACGCACACTATCGAAGTATGGGTGAAGTAATGCTTCCCTCGCACATAAACGTTCTTGTACATTTCTATTTAATAATTTCAATAATAAATCATGTCCATCCATTCCAAACACATGTGTGTTAGTTAAATACTTACTATAATTTTGCTTTTCTTCATCATATATAATACTATTTATAACTTTTAATTTACTATATAATCTCACACATAAATGAATCATTGATGATGCCAAACTAAACATATCAGTTGAATAACTTATTCTGCTGCTATCAGGAGCTAAAATATTAGGTGTAGTACTATATGTAGTAACTTGATTAGTTAATGGACTTAATCCAATAAATTTAGATAATCCAAAATCAATTAATCTGATATCATTACCTTTTAACATAATATTAGTTAATTTTATATCAGTATGAAAAAAACCAAGTGAATGAATTGTATCAATTGATTTTAATAATTTATAAAAAATTATTTTATATTGCTCAGCATTCAATCTTCCCTTATTTCGTGTTTCATCATTTTTAAAAGAAATACTAATATGATGTAGTGTTGTTTCTAATCTTTCTAATACTAGATAACAGTTTTCTCTATTATTAGTAAATAATAAACCATATAATTGAACTGTATTTGTTTCTGGATATTGATTTAATAATTGAAGTATAATTATTTCTTTTATTATATCCTTATTTAAAATATATCTATTCTGATATTTAGTATATCTTTTTAACGCCACAGGTATACTACCTTGATTAATAAAACCTATATTAATTTCGCCAAAACCACCTGATGGGTTTTTTGATGAACTTGGTTCTATGGTTATTTCATCTTGTGTAAATATTTTTAAATTTCGTTTTTCTATTTTAATAAGTGGCATATATATATATATTAAGACAAAATATAAGAAATATTATTAGTTACACCGATTATTTAATTAGTTATTATTTATCCTTAATATCAACATTGGTCATGAATACTTTACTATAAATCGACTATTCTATTAATTTTACTTAGACTAAAAAATTAAAATATCTAACATTTATTTGTTCCAATTTTTTAGACTTTTATATATTTGTAATAATGTAGATTTGACTATAATTATGATATTTACACGCTATAATGGATTTATACATTTATCTCCATATTTTTTGCCAATAATATGAAATAAATGATTGGTTTGATACTTTATCTAGTATATTTTCTCTTATACCTAATGAAACATCTACATCATTCTCTGGATTATATCTGTAGTCTTTTTCAACACATCCTACCTCAATAGGTATTGAATTAACTGTATCATATGTTTCGAAAAATCGAGCGTCAGTATAATAAATTGGACTTCCGCAATAGTTCATATCAAATATATATTATGAATATAATTAATTTTCATTCAATTGACGCATTCATTTCATCAATTTTTTTAATGTTTATCTTAAAATAGGTATTAGTTTAATATCTTCAAAATGAGATATTTGTTCTCTACTTTTATATAATATTACTAATATTTTACGTTTATTAATTAAAGTAAATTTCATTATATTATCTGTTCATAAAAATAATTATTTCATCTATTATTTTTAATATTTTCAAATAAACGGCATTATAAAGTCATTTACAAAATCACTATCTAGTTTTTTATATCAACTATGACAATTGAATGTTCATCTAAAAATGATATTATCATTTTCTTTATGCGACATTTTTACCTGATTTATTGGATTTTACTCTATTTTGAGTTTAAGTTTATTTATGTTTTACATACAATACTAACATAGTATGTAATCATTTTTCATTCATAAAAATATCTTCTGATTTTTTTTATAATAATATTATATATGAAAATAAGCATATGGGTAGTATTATATCAAATTATAGAAATAAACATAATAAAGAAATTTGTGATAAATTAATATCAAAATATCTAAATACATTTAGACAAATGAATATTGGAGTAACGTTTACTATTGGCAAAAAATTAAATACTAAAACGTTTACATACAAAAATGGACTTTATTCTAAATACTATATAATAATTTATTTACCAAACGGGCTTACATCTAACTATAATATTATAGAGTCAGGAAGTATTATATTGAATGGTTCTGAAAATATGGCACAATTAGCTTTTAATAAATATCAAAGTATTTCAAAAATTTATAAACCATTAAATGATTTTTATAAAATTTCTTCGATTATTCTTGGAAATAATTCAAATCTAGAAGAAGCAATAAACAATATAATAATACAAATAGAAAAATTATAAAACATATAAGATAATTTCTATATAATATTAAAAATAAAATATAATATAAAGTATATACAATTTGATGCAATTTGCAGCTCAACCTGACCAAAAAAATTTTATTAAAAAAAAATTAGTTCCAACTATTAAAAAAGTGCTTCCTATAGCACAAAAAATATTACCCGTGGCCGCTACTTTAGTTCCCGCCCTTAGACCTGCTGCCGCTGTAGTTGGAGCTATTCGTTTCTAATTACTGACATAATTTTCATTTATAGTCTAGCAAATGATTAAAATAGATTTGCCCTACAATATGGACAATTACGATTTCCAAAGATAATCCATTCTTTTATACAATTTTCACCGAATATATGTGCGCATTTAGTTTTAATATATGTTTCATGTTGTTTCAAACAATTTGGGCCTTTTTCATCACATATTGAAATAATTGTAAATCATCTGTTATAATTGTTTCTATAATTTTATTATAGCCGTTTGGCATATATTTTGTATGTGTGTAAAATGGATAAAAAGGAATATCAATTTTATTGATTTTTTGATAAATTTATAAAATTATCGTAATTTATTACATCATGTCTATTCAAGTTTTTATCAAAATATATATATTTGTGAAATTTACTACGAATATTATATAAATCTTTTTGCAAAATTATTGTAATTTTTTCTTTTTCATAGTTTAGCAAATCATCTAAATTTTCATGATATAATGTACTATGATTTCCAATAAATGTTGCCTGATTTGATATATATTTACATAAGCTATAATGTGGTGAAAACCCAATTACAATAACATGTGTAACATCTTTTAATTGATGTATTAATTTTTTCATTTCATCAGTATTTCCAGCATAATTAGTTTTAATAGTGTGAATAGGGAACGATAAATTAAAATAATGGAATATTTCTTGATTTGAATTATAATTTTTATAAACGTGGGGATACACACCATCAATACTTATTTTAATAAATCCGGCGTTATTTGCATTTTTACTAAAATCAACCATGTATTTATATGAAATAGTATCAACACATTGATTATTATTAACAAGCTCGCCATATTGGGTTAAAGGTTTGGAGTCAATATAAATACATTGACTTATATCATTACTTAACTGTGTCATTATGTTTACATCTGTGCCACATCCAATATATAATCCTAGCGGTTTATTATAAATTGTCATTTAATTAATTTATTATGAATATATAATTATATTTGGATAAGTTGTATATCGTTATGTAAATAGCACTAATTTAATATTGGATGTAAAATACCAAATCTATTTTGATTAGTATGTTATATATTTCGACCAAATTGTATAATTATTAATCTATAGATATTTTATCAAACTATTATCTTATATAGTAAATATAATGCTACTAACAACCCATTTTAAAATATTCGTTGAAGCTCTGAAACAAAATGGATTTATTTACAAAGACAAACTATTAATATTAGATGACTTAAAATTAAACGATGATAATATTCGACAATTTTCTAAGGGTTTATTTTTTCCAGATTTGCCTTGTGCATATTTTTATTTAGATAAAGGACAACTGGAGATGTTTATTAAACTATGCTCAGCAACAAAATTGGCGACATTAGGTAAAAATACAGAAAATACAGTTAGCTCGCAAATTGAAGAATCTCACAATGGTAAATTTTCAATAAATCATTCGATGGCTTCAAATGATTATGATACAAATGAAAGTGTAAGATTAGAAATTGTAAGAAGATGTTGTATTATTGGTTTTAAATTTTTGACTACTAAAGATTTTGCTTATTTAGGTTATTTAATACACATAATACAAGACTCTTATTCTCCTGGACATACATTTAGAGATTTCCTAGATAATGAACCAAGTAAAATAACATATGAATATAGTGATCTTATTTTAAATTTAAAAAAACTAAATAAACACGAGTTTAACCTTTCATCTGAAATTAATACTAAAACAGTTAATAATTTAACATATGTAATGTTGGGTGACGAAAAAAATATAAAACTAATAATTGATGAGACGGATAGATTATTAAATGATAATAAAACAAAAGAAGAAGTAAACTACTCTCGTTTATTTAATATACTGGTTAATTTAATAATAATTACTGCTGGAACAGAAGATCCCATAATTATTAAAAAAATACTAAAAATAATTATAGGTGCAGCAGATAGAAAAATTATCAATAATATTTATGTTGAAAAAAAAATGTTTAAAGATAAAATTCTCTATGATAAAATAATAAAGAATAAATACAACGACATTTTTCGTGATGGTATTACATATGATCAGTTTCCCCATAATTTAACAAGATTATATAAACTTGTTATGAATTCTTTATATTCATTGTATAATCTAAATAAAATGGAAATATTGAAAGGGGGTAATGGTAAAAAATATCCATATATTAATTTATTTTTGTATTACCCTAATCAAGATTCTACTGTTCACGGTATAAAAGATTGTAAAGGTATTTTGGAAAAAGATTATGGAGATAAACAATTGTATACATGGGCGATTATGGATACCGCTAATATACTATCAATAATGCTTTCAACAAAAGATGTAAAAGAAGGTATTATAAATTTATATAATCATTTAATGAATACAACATATTATATTCCTTCTAATTATTTAAAACTTGTTGGTAAAAGAGATAATCCTATTGTAAATGATATTTATAATAAAATTGAATTATATCAAAAAAATTTAAACAAAGGTAGAAGGTCCTTTTTACTATGTGCTAAAGAAAATATTTCATTAGTAGCAAAAGGATTTAATTTGGGTATTAAAGATGTAAGGGATTTTATGAATAGTTAGATATTTCAACAAACAACTTACAACAACATTCTTCTTGTATTACAAATATGATTTAATCATTTGGTATATATTCATAATTGTGATTTTATTCAAATTCATATTATTGTATAGATAATGTAAGTTCAGTGTAGTTCCTAATATTATAACTAGCAATAGTTCTATGATTTTCTAAATGAACAATCGGTGCATATGGTATTTTAATCATAAGATGTTGACGGGATGTTTCAATACCTATTTTTTTAAAAATTTCAGATTTTAGCTTAGCGATTGTTTCAGATGTGTCTATATCAACTAGTATTGTTTTTACATTATTATCTGGTGTTTTATATGTAATGTTAAGTTTTCCAATATAAAAATATGATATGATAAGACTACGAACCATTAACAGTTTATCTATTAAAATATTTAAACGCAATTTTGGATTTTTTTCACAGGTGTCATCATTACAATTTTTATCTATTTCTTGAATTAACGTAGGAGCACTTAATCTCAAAAATGGAGTATAAGTAGATAATTCATCACATATTTGTTTAACAGACATAGTAAATACATTTCTAGTATGAATAGTTATACCTTTACTTAAACATTGTGAATTCCATTTTTTTAACGAATTGTCATATAATTCATCCTCAATTATTTCAGATTGGGCATTATGTATTATAATAGATCTTAAAATGGTTCTATCCTGATCAGAAATGCGATGTGTAGTATCCATTTTTTCAATTATTATATTCATAAAAATATTTGAAATTATTTTATAATTTTTAATATTCATTTTAGCAGTTTCTTTTTGACATATATTCACAATACTATTAAATATAGAAATTGTTATGATTTCACTTTCCAAATGAATTGGTTGGATATTACATAAATGACTATTTATAAATAATTTATAATATTTATTAAGTATTGTTAATATAACAAGTCTAAAATGTCTATCAAATACACTATTATCTTCAATCTCTGGACTAAATATAGATAAATCAATATACTCATGTGTTTTTTTTAGTCTATCAGCTAATGGTGCATATTTACCATTATCAATATCAGTTTGTGTTTGTTGTGATGTGTAATCAAAATCCCGAATAGCATCATTTGTAATACAAATGATAAAGTCAACCAAATTTGTAATTCTAGGCAACACTGAAATTAAATTAACACTTTTTTCTGAATTTTTTTTTTTTATTTTATCTTCTAAATTTCTGCTTTCATGGTGTAACTCAGGATATATTCTTAAAAAGGTATTTAATAAATCTTCTTCTAATTTATCAATATTTATGTTATTATCAATTGAATATTTCAGTAATATGCTTGAATATATGCTGCGATTTCTTATACTGCTTCTATTTACATCGTATGGGCAATTTAATACTTCATCTATCGTTGAATAACACATAAATGGGTACAACATATTGGCACGCAATTTGTTGGTTCCACCATCAGATATATAATATGGTATATTTGCTATTATTTCTGGTATGTCTGGATTTATATTTATATATTTTAAACTATACATAACTACATATTTTACGATATGATCAGAGATATTATAAAAATGCTCTGGTGTAATTATAATTGTTCCTTTTGTTTCAAGATGTATTGTAATTTTATTGAAATTCATATATATATTATATAGATTTAAAACATTAGTATTAACTTTTTTAGCACACAATAAGAACCATCGGCTTTGATTGTGTTTTAATTCTTCAACTTTCATACCTATTTGTTGTAATGTAGATTGAACTTCATCTATACAAGCCCTCGCGCAAGTATTCCAATATATCTGTGCACATTAATGATTGACTAAACACATAAATATCAGTGTTTTCATCCTCTTCTTGATGACGGAACAGATGTTATTTTACAAATACGTTTAAAAAAATCTATATATTTAGGGTCGGCAAGTCTATCCTTTCAAATTTGCCATATTTCATAATTTTCATAATGTTATTGCTTTCTGACACCTTTTAGATTGTAATTTATTTAGAAATGATTAAACACTGTAATGATGAATTAAATTGTAATTTATTAAATATATTTTGTATATTTATAATATAAACATTAAAATGGAAAAACCCGACGACGTACCTTTTCAGGATTTAGAAAATTATATTATAAGAGAAATGTTCCGTTATATTGATCAAAATCAAGACGGTTCATTAAATTTTGATGAAATTAGACTTTGTTTTCAACAATTTGAATTATTGGAAATATATAATTCACCTGAGTTGGACGAATGGCGATCAAGATTTCCTGATGGTTTGGATGTAAATAGTTTTATAAGATTTATTCGAGATCTTAATAGATCTCCCAGATGTAATCCTAGATTTATAATATTAATTAAATTCTTACACTTTATAACACCAGAAGATAATGCATCAGATAGAGAGAGAAACCATTTAATATTAGATAATTTATTTACTTTGTTTGATGAAAATAATGATAAAAGTATGTCACGTGAAGAGTTTAGAGCTATATGGACCCCTTCACTTAGAATTCGATTAGATGATTTTTTAAGTTTATTTGATATGTTTGCCATACCTCGTTTTCAACAAGTACAGGAACTCCCACTTCCCCCTGGATGGACAATGGAAATAGACAGTAGTTCAGGTGCACCATACTACGTTAATATTGAAAGGAATATTACACGGTGGAATCGTCCAGTAGAACCACTCCCCATTGGCTGGACTGAAATGTTAGACGATGCTAGTGGTAATACATACTACCTTAATACGGCAACGGGAACCACCCAATGGGATCCCCCCCCGGTGGATACTTCCTATTTAGACATAGAAGGCTTTCGTGCTCTTATAAAATTTTGTAGGGCAGATTATCATAACATATTAGAACAATTAAGAAGTGAATATTATGCTGCTGCTTTGTTAAAGTTAGGTTCATTTAAAGGTATAATCGAGCATTTATTTACATTTTTAGATAAAGATCGAAATGGAACTCTAGATAGACATGAAGTTTCTAATTTATTTAGTGCTTTACCGTATGTAAATTATTCGCAAGAATTATTTAATACATATGATACTAATAGAGATGGTTCTTTATCTTTGGAAGAATTTACAAATTTATGTGTTGAACTAAATGCTCACTATACGCGTAATCAAGATACCAGTTTTATACATTATTGTTATAGAATATCTGTAGGTAAAACACCGATGGTTTGTGCCCGCAGTTTACCTTTTTCAGAATTTAGACGTGATAGCTTAGTTGAAAGTCTGGTTTTACCTCATTCACAATTACAAATTCCTAACACACAATACACTTATGGTCAATTATTTGATGCTATGCTGGATAGAAGAGGAAGGCTTCACGGCTTTGTCGGATGTATGGGTATACATGATGCTGCTAGAAATATGACAAATCCTGAATTAGTTGAAGAAATTTTGACTGCAAATGCTATAGCAAATTGTGGACTAAGTCAACAACAATGTCAAGCAATTGGTAGTCAAGCAGAACACCGTGCTTTGTTAAAACAATTATTGGATTTATTTATCCAAATATCCAGAGAAAATACAGATAGTCACGGTCAAATACAGGAATTAATGAGAACAGGTAGAATGGAAAGTTATTTAAAATGGATTATGGATGCTATTATGAGTGATATGAGTGTGTCTGCCCCACGCTTTGGTTTTCGATATCCTAGATACAGTAATGTAATGGTTATTGCATGCTTTATCAAGGGTCTTTCAAAAGATGCACAACAATTATTTTTTAATTTATTTGTATTGGAAAATAAAGAAGCCTATGATAGTGGTGCAGCTTCATGCCCTCCAGGGGTTACTGAAAGATTATTGATGTATTTCAGAGATATTATTCAACAAGGTAATTCTGAACAAGCAAGAATACAAGGAACAGCGGTAGAAGAACCACAAGCTGAACATGTAAATCAAGAAATGATGATTTTGAATTGGCTTAGACAATATGAACAATATAGTGATCCGGTTAAGGGTGTTGGTTCAATATTTTATTTTAAATGTTATATATTTGAAAAAATTTTACAATTGTCACCACCTAATAATAATCCAGAAGATTGGTTTAGAAATGTTGAAAGATTATTAAATTCAGACGGAATAAAGTATATGTTCGATGGAGGATATAATTTTATCAAAAAAAAATCACAAACAAAAAGAAAAAATATCAAAAAATCTAAAATTCAATATAATCGTAGTAAAACTCATAATAAAAAAAGATATAGAAAATAAAAGATTTATTTAATATTTTCTCATATATATCTTATTAACCCTTACATCATCATCAAAATGGTGTATTTTTCAGAATAAAACAAAATAAATTGGTAATTTTATAAAAGTCTAGGAAACCTGTTGTTCTTACTACCATATTAAAACCACTGTAAGGGTTAAATACAAAAAAATAGTTTTGATAATTAACATTTTATTTTCTATTTTTTCTATTTTTTCTACTTTTTCGAATAATGCGATTTGTGCGTTTCCTTGAACTACCTCCTTCTTCAGGTTTATTAGAAGTTATTATTAAATTATATTGTCTAGTAAATTCAGGATGTTGAACTACATTAAAAGAAAAATCTTTTAAAAATGGAAGGCTAGATTTATTAGTTCCAGTAAATATTTTTAATCGATCAACTACATTTTCTCTAACTATCAATAGTTTGTTTTCATTTTCTGTAACCCAACGTAATAATTTTTGATCATCCAAATGATCAGGCAAATATGAAAATTCTACTTTTTTTATTATTATTTGAAAATCGTCTGTTATATGTTTACCCATTGCTTCTGACCATATAGATTCTGGATTTCCGAAGGGAATTTGAAAAAGATAATCTTTATAACGTGGATTACTTGATTCAAACCATGTATTACATCTACCATTGCTGTCAAGTTTTAAGTCTCTTCCACCAATACCAGCATAAATTTTATAATCCCTTAGTTCATCTTTATCCACAGCAAAAAGAATATTTAATTTATGAATAGGTATAGGTTCATCAAGAACTTCTTGTTTTTTTTTAATAATTATTTGCCAATTACCTAATTGATTAAAAGGTCTTCCAAAGGGAATTTGAAAAAGATAATCTTCATATAATGGATTATTCGATTCAAACCATGTATTACATCTACCATTGGCGTCAAGTTTTAAGTCTCTTCCATCAATACCCGTATAAATTTCATAACGTGCAAATTCCTCTAAGGGAACATTTATTAGACTATTTAATTTATGTAAAGGTATACTATCAAGAACCCTTTGTTTTGTTTTAATTCGTATTGTCCAATTACCTAATTGATTAAAAGGTCTTCCAAATGGAATTTGAAAAAGATAATCTTCATATAATGGATTATTCGATTCAAACCATGTATTACATCTACCATTGGCGTCAAGTTTTAAGTCTCTTCCATCAACACCTGTATAAATTTCATAACGTGCAAATTCCTCTAAGGGAACATTTATTAAACTATTTAATTTAGGTAAAGGTATAGGTTCATCAAGAACACTCATTTTATATATATATATACATATAAATAATTTAAATCTATATTATATCTTAACCCTTACAGCGTTTTGACATGGTCTCAAGACCAACAGATTTCCTAGACTTTCATAAAATTACCACTTTATTTATTTTTATTCAAAAAATACAAAATATACGCAACGCTGTAAGGGTTAATGACGAAGACTTTTCTTGTTTTGTTTTCTATTTATTATACTTTTTCTATTTATTTTATTACCGCCTCTTGTTATAATTTGATAAACAATATGATTATTTAGATTAATTTGCATAAAATTCGTTCTAAAATATTCAAAAACAATTTCGGATGTTTTAGGAAAATAAAATGTACCTTGCCCTTGACTATGTAAATCAATCATTTCTATTGTAACTATTAATGATGTAATTATTAATGAATTATCAATTGGCTTATATCGTTTAAATAATTTTCGATTTCTGTAAATATTACATATACTTTAGCTTTTAGACTATTTTTATTTTTTCTAAAGCAGATATCAAAATGTTTAGTCAAGTTTAAGATTACGAATTGCTCCTACATCTAAATATATAAAATTAGTTTTATCGATTTTAATATTAGTTTTATTTTCTATATCAAGTGTAAATCTTTCCATAATTGTTTTTCTTAATAAGTTATATGTCACTATTTTAGTGTTATATTGTTCTTTTTTAACATCGAACGGTGGTTTAGTAATAATAAACTCAATAGTTATATAGATTTTATAATAAATTATAAAGTTTGACATATCAACATCACATTTAATTATAAATTTATTTTCGGGAATATCAAATTGTATATTTGTTATTTTATGTATCAACCTTTGAATTTTTTTTTATATATTGTCTAAATCGGTTGTTTTTTTCTAATATGTTATTATTGTTATTTGAACTATTTTCATAATTTACAGTTGGATATATATCAAATATTATATATAAATTTTTTTCATAATTGATTGGTTTTGAAATTTTAGATCCCATTTTAATATATTCATTATTATACTTTTTAATATAAAATATTTATAAATTATAATAATATCATATACAACCATAAGATTATAGATGTAAAAACTTGATGTAATGATATTAATAATTTATATGGTGAATATATCATGAAATTACATAAAATAGCTAAAAGTGAATTAAAAATATTTAGTATGGATGAAATAACAATTGTACCAACGCGGTATCAATCAAAACCATCCTGTACTTATGGTGAAATTATGCCAGCTATTATAAAAGATGGAAATATGCTAGTTATTCTAAAAAAAGTATAAAAATGATATATCAAATAAAATTCTTGATCAAGATATGATTAGAGAAATTATTATGTAAAATAAACAAATATACCTAAGAAATAAGTCCAAAAGATCACATATGAACACGAACAATAATTACTACAATATACAACAAAAAATATGAATGTTTAATAGTATGACATAATTAAATATATTGTCATTAATATTCTAAAAAAAATTTATTATTTTCAGATATTTATAATATATGACAGACGAAAATATTAAATTATTTGGTAAAAAATGTAATATAAATTTAATAGGATCAGATAAATATACTTTATTAGAACTATATCATATGGCAAATAAAGTTAAATTAATTACAACACGCCATAATTATAATCAATTATGCAAAGGATTAAATGAGTATTTTGTAAAAAATGGTATTGAAAATGAAACAGATTTGGAAAGACATATTCCAAAAGTTATAACTATTATATCGGAACCTTCAACTAGACAAATAGGTGAAAATAAAGATTTAGATATATTATTTAATAGTAATCCAGATGATTTTTTAAAAATAGTGCAATATTTTCAAAATTTAAAAAAATATAGTCAGTATATCATAAGAATAGGAAGTAATTCATCTAATGGATTTATACGAAAATTACAATATTTAGTAAATAAGCAATCATATTCTATAATTTTAAAAATGAATCAGACTGCTAATTCGGATAGTCTAGTTTATGAATATTTAGTTGGACAGTGTATTAATGAATATTCCAGATTTTACCCTATTTTTGCTAGAACATATATGATTGGTTTATTTAATAATGAAAGCACATATTCTACATTTAAGGAGATACCTAAAGATATCAGACTTAAAAACCCATTTGATTTTTTTATAAAACACCTATCTATTGATAATATCCAAAATATGATTAATATTGGTTGTCAATCTAATGAACATTTAGCTCTTTTTACACAACATATACCTTTGACTGAAAGTTTAGAAGATTTTTTAAAAAAAATTTCAAGTAAAATACCAATATTTAATTACTATATTGTTGAAGATAAATTTAATGAGCAATTGTATAATTTAACTATAATTTTACATATGATTTATCAATCTTTATCTAGTTTTGCGTATATGTTTACTCATTATGATCTACATTTAAATAATGTAGGATTAATTAGAGTTCCTGATAATAAATTTATACATGTTATATACCATTATCCAGATGGTAGAACAGTTCATTATAATACAATTTATATACCTATTATAATTGATTATGGTCGATGTTTTATAAATTGTCAACAATTAAATCATTTAAAATCGAATTCAAAAGAAATAATGAAAAATGTATGTAGTAATGACCATACTCATAAACCAACAATAGGAAATTGTAAAAATGTATGTGGTAATGAAACAGGATATCAATTTGCTACAAATTATGACATAAAAAAAGATTTATTTGAACACACATCATATCTCAAATATTATATTGATTATACAAGAAAAAATATATCGCATGATTGTAGATTATTAAATGAAATTCGTATTAGATACGATTTTAATTTTTTAAATGAAAATATTTTTATAGCTCCTAAATTAAAAGAATTTTTTTCTAAATTACATTCAATGGATCTGCGTATGGGAACTCATGAAATAGAATTTTCGTCCAAATCTGAAACAATTGATAATGTTATTATGGCAGCTAGTAAATTAACACAAATAATTTCAGAACCTAAATTTAATATTATTAATAATGAATACATGAATTCTAGAACTTTATATGGAACGCTACAAATATGGACAGATTTAAGTCGTCCATTCGTATTTAATTAAATATTTATAATAATTACCTATAATGTTTATAGTATTGTTTATATGATGGGTAAATATTTTACAGCTTATATAGAATACAAGTTGTGTATATTAGATTTAAGATGTGTCGCAATTATATCGCACAACATTTCAAAGAACACGCCAAGATAAAAGTCATTGGATACGATCACGTTGTTGAAAATAGTTCATAAGATCGTGTATGCTATTTAGTAGATGTAAGAAACGAAGAAGATCATGAAAACACCGATATTTGTGTATATAGTCAAACATTAATTGGTAAAGATAAAATGGAATATTTATAAAAAGATTATTGTTTATTACTATATCGCATGGATATGGTTATATTTGATAGTGTATATATGTTTAATTATATTTAGATTAAACTACTGGAAATGTTTATGAAAGTTGAAGAACTTGAATATAACGAATGTTCAGGTTCTTATTGTATTTAACATGGTCTTACGACCAATAGGTTTCCTAGACTTTTATAAAATTACCAATTTATTTAGTTTTATCCTGAAAAATACTAAATTTGGGTGACGCTGTTAGAGTTAAGATATATAAGATTAAAAATATTAGTCAAAACGGAGTGTATACAACTTAATTTTAATTTTTTATATTATTAAATGATATCTATTGTTAAAAATTGTGATAATTACCTATTATTAATTTTAAATTTTAATTGTTATATAATATATATAAATAATGGTTTATGGTAAAAAATCCTTAATAAATAGTAATATTAAAAATAAACGTAAGTCTAAATTAAAGGGAGGGAAACCTCATAATGTTAACTATTCTGATTTTAAATATTTGCGAACCATTGGTATGCGAGGCAGTGATCCTGGTCAATTTATTGAACCAACATTCTTAGCTTTGGACCATGCTGGAAACCTTGTTGTAACTGATGAAAGTAATCATCGTTTACAGGTAATTCGACTGAGCGACGGCGTTTGCCTCCGCACTATAGGCAGCCAAGGCTCAGGCGCTGGTCAATTTAATAAACCCCGCGGCGTCGCGTTTGACAATGCCGGTAATATCATTGTAGCTGACTGGGGTAATCATCGAGTGCAAATGCTGCGATATAGTGACGGTAGTCACGTCAGAACGATCGGCACTGAAGGTCGTAGAGATGGTCAGTTACTCTTTCCCCTTAGTGTTGCGGTTGATAAAAACGGGAATATTTTTGTGTATGACTCACTTGTTTTTGGACGTATTCAAGTGTTCAGTTCGAGTAGTGGTGCCTACATACGTAAAATAACACTTCCTGTCCAGGGACCAACTGGTTCATCTAGTTCATCTGGCTTTATTCGATTTGATCCATGGGGAAACATTGTAGTGATTATGTTAAATGATAATACAATCTATATTTTAAATACTGACGGAAATGTATTACATAAAATACGCAACAAAAGTCATGGAGAATTTAATTTACCCCAATCTGTGGCATTTGACAATTTAGGCAATATTATTGTAGCGGACACTTACAATCATCGAATACAAGTGTTGAGCTACGAACAACAAAACAAACATTTACTAACCTTTGGCTCCGACGATAAAGGACCAAGAAATCTGAGATTTCCAACTGGTGTTTTGGTCGACAGTCAAGGGCGTATTATTGTAAGCGACACTTTCAATAACTGCATAAAGATATTTGAACCTGTTTCAGCTCCTGAACCTGCCCCTGCTCCTGTTCCTCAACCTGTTCTTGATGTTCCTGGTCCTGTTCCTGAACCTGTAATTGATGTTCCTGGTGCTGTTTCAAGCAATAGTTCAGATCTTGCTTTTTCAAAGTATTCCCAATTTATATATTTACACACGATTTTGGATAATTTTCGAAATAGTAGCCTCGGTTTCAAACCATTTAAAATGGATTTTGATAATAAAGGCAAAATTATTGTCGTAGACCAACGACACGATATCATAATAGTATTAGACCCAATTAGAGCTTATATAGAACGAATTATTGGTGGACATGGGACAGGTCCTGGTCAATTCAGTGATATAAGTGACGTACTTTTTCATGATGATTACCTTATTGTATCTGAAATTGGTAATAAACGAGTGCAGTTATTACGCTATAGCGATGGAAGTCATTTAGGAAGCATTGCTGGTGAAAATATGCTGTTAAAACCCAATAGTGTAGCAGTTTATGAAGAAGAGCTGTATGTATTTGACACTGATATGTATGAACGTATTCAAGTGTTCCGTTTGAGTGATGGAGCTTATTTACGTAGCATGTGTCCTGAAGGAAACGAACCAGGTAATCTCGGTAGAAAGGGCAGTATTGTATTTGATGAAGAAGGCAACATGGTAGTAGCTGATACTTTAAATAATCGCATACAGGTGTTGCGACGCACTGATGGAGCGCATTTGCGCACAATTGTCGGGTTTTCCTACCCTACTGGAGTGGCGTTTGACAGGGAAGGTAACATTGTTGTAATCGACGCAGGCTTATGGCATGTTAAAATACTGCGCTACAGCGACGGCAGTCAAGTGAAAACCATCGATAGAGATGAAGAAGGGAATAGATATTTTAGTGATCCCACCGATGTTTTAGTCGATGGCATAGGACGCATTATCGTGCTAAACAACAACACTCAAAACATAAAGATTTTTGGCACTGCTGAGATGGCTGCTACTGTGGCTGACATTCATGCTGCTAATATGGCTGACATTCGTGCTGATTTTTATGCTCCTGCTGCTGCTGCTCTTGCTCCTCCTGCTGCTCGTGCTGCTGTTTCTGCTCTTGATTGGGGTGCTGCTAGTAAACCTTTTAATATTTTAATACCAGACGCATACATTTGTCCTTTATCTCAACAAATCATGAGAGACCCGGTGTTGACATCAGATGGACATACTTACGAACGTGAAAAAATTGAGGAATATTTGCTTGATGGAAACATGACTAGACCTGGTACAGATGAAATTCTAACAGATGATAGGCTTATATCTAATTTAGCTCTACGAAAATTAATAGAAGAATTCTGCAGTAAACATCAATATCTTTGTAGTTCTTATTCAAAAGACTTTTGGGAATGTTCAACATGTACATTAAGAAATCCAATGAAGAACGATAGATGCGAAGCATGCCAAAAGGTTAATCTTGACAGAGTTTTGAAACGTCCATGAGGTTTTCTAAATTTTCATTAAATGCGTGATCTTGTAAGGGTTAAATCATGAAACAAAGTATTTATATTGGTTTGTATGATTGATGTTTTGTTTAATCATTATAACGTCAAACATATTGTGTATTCAAACTACCTGTATTATTCCTATTTTATGAAAGTGCTAAAACGTTATAATAGTTAATAAAATTGAAATTATATAAAATAATATTATTGTATATTATATTATATGATAGATCCAAGTTTAGAAACATTAGCTAAGAAAAGTAGATGTGATAAATTAATATGTAGACGATGTTATGCAAGATTACCTTTACATTCAAGTAATTGTCGTAAATGTTCAAGTGTTGATTTGAGACTAAAACATAAATTAAAATAGATAAAATCTTTTCATATTTTTATTTATGTTATTTAATTAAAATTTATCAATTGGTAAATGTTAGTATATTTGTTTTTTGTTAAAAATATAAAATATAGTCAACAGTGTAATGTTACAAATTATTTAGTGCTTTATAGATTTTGAATATGAATTTATTTTTTTAAATATAATATATATTACTAATATATAAATGAAAACTACAAAATCCTCACGCAAAAATATAAAAAGAAGCAGAATATCGAAAAGATATAGTAATAAAAGGGGAGGCGGTAAAGCTGAATTATTTAGTCGTATAGTAAGTCTTGAAAAAAAAATACATGAAGCTGAAGTATTTCAAGCTTATAATCCTGGACAGCCATTTTTTCAGTTTAAAGAACTAAGAGAAGAGCAAGAAGCACTTATAGAGCAATTTAATAAACAGTTTCCTGAATCAACTTTAGAACTATCTGTTGCAATAAGAGAAGCAATACATGGTCCGGAAGTAAAACATGCTACAACTGTATCAAAAACAGAAATACTTGAACTACCAAAAGTCGATGCACAAAAACAAGCACAACCAAGAAGAGAAATACCTGAAGTGCAAAAAGTTTATGTTCAAAAAGAACCAGAAAAACCAAAGATGTCTTGGGTTGATCAAATGTTTCATGATTCAATTGTACGTTATCAGAAACATATAGAGCCTATGTTACATGATGCTACTCTATTACATGCCGAAATTGATAGAATAGATAAAGATTTTGGGGAATATAGTGATAATGGTGGTTGTGGTGGATATGAAGCAAGATTACATAGAACAAAACAAAAAATGCTTTTTGATGCCCTAAAAAATTTAAAAGATAAAAAATGATACAAGTTTCTATATATCGTTTATATTATAACCTATCATATGGCTTATAATATAAGACGAAAAACTATACTTCAATGATTTTTTATAGCATAACATAAATTTCTTGAATAATTCATAAATATTTATATCTTAAAGTTTAAAAATATCTTGATTGAAATAAAAATTACAGCTACGATATCTATTAAATTTGATTGATTGATATTGAACTTTATAATATAATAATATCTCTTCATATTTTACTAAATCCATAGTTAGTATAGGAATTATAGGTGTTTCAATTCATAATACATAAATG